ACTCCCAGAAACTGCTGCAGCCTTCTCACTGTTGCTATGCCACCGATGCCATCTACTACCAGCTTGCCATCCGGTGTAGGCACAGGAGCCGGAGCTGCCTTGCCGTTTAGCTTTCCGGACCACACCTTAAGCACATCACCTTTCATATTTTCCTCATAGGTGATCCAGCCGTTCCTGAGGCTCGATGTGGAATTACTGTCCTTAACATAGACATAATGCTTTCCGTTCTCATACTTATAATCTACAGAGCAGACAAAGTGTCCGCAGCTGGTCCAGTGAACGCCCTTAGAACCGCCCTTGCGCTTGCCCATAAGGTAAATGGCTACCCTGTCACCTTTGGCAAGCTCATCCCACAGCGGACCCATAGTCGCATGTTCCTTGACCTCAGTCATTCCGTAGTGCTTCATCATTGCCGGGATGCCTGACCAGTATGTGCCATCACCATTAGGTGCTGCATATTTCTTGCAGTAAGGCTGTATGGTCTTAGGTGTCTCGTTTGCATAAGCAGCCACTTCGATGATGCTGTTGCAAATAGCCACCTCACCACATCCGCAGTTTTTGATGTACCACGGCTTCTTCGGATATCCGAGTCCACTCCACCTGGTATCATACTGTTTATAGTTAGTGCTATTCATCCTCATCACCGTCCTCGATGTAGCTGAGTCCATCTGTGTTGACACCTATCTCTTCGCCCTTTGCTTCTGCCTTCAGCTGCCGTGTGAGGCCTGTTCCTTCACAGGCTTCCGGTGTGAAATCGTTGTTGTACCAATGGCTTGATACAACGGCACCCAAAAGGAAGAGAAACGATATCCATTTATAGATCTGATTGGATACCTCGTTTCCGAAATCGACAGGCCCTATTGTAACAAGTGCCTGATTGATCAGAGCTACTATAGCTATTGCCGTTCTTATCTTTGTTCCTGCATTCATAATGCATATCCCCTTTCTTCTATATCATTCTCTGTTCAAGAGCCGTTACACGTGCTTCAAGTGCTGTGTAGTTAGTCTCCAGCGTAGACACTCTTGATTGCAGGTTTCCCAGATCCGTCCGGAGCTGCTCAGCTTCTTCCTCTACATCCTCGATCCTTGAGCGAATACCAGCTACAGCCTCAGTAAGGGCCTGCGCCTCTGCCTCAAGCCTCTCAGCCAGGGATGTGAAGTCGCTCCTCATCGATGCTGTCTGCACACCTAATGCCTGCAGCAGTGATCTGTACAGGCTCTCACTGTTGTTTCCGACCTCGTTCAATGCCAGCTGGATGTTCTCCTTGAGTGACTGAATCTTCTGATCAGGAGTGAGATTGAAACGGTCATCGTATTCTATGATCATTTACCTCACCCCACTTCCTCGTCTGAACCTTCTGGTCAGCGACTTGATCTCGCAGTCGCCCTTGCCGGTAACCTTGATCGAAAACCTGTCACACCTTCTTGGTATGATCGGAACATCTTCACCACCTGTGCCGGTATACTCAAACTTTCTGACCTGCTCCCAGCTGCCATCATCCATCTTGATGTAGATATTCACCTTTGTTCTTGCCTGAGCAATAAACCGTAGTGACATCTTGCTGTATATCTTCTGGTTCTCTACGTACTCATCAAATGGCCCGAACACAGCCATCCAGTCTCTGTCATTCTTCTTCTCAGACGCTTCTGCCGGATTGATGACATACATCTTGTCAGCTTCAAATACTCCATAGTCCGTATCCGATATGAAGTACAGCCTTCCGTCCAGTGTGCAGCAGTCTCTGAATCTGACTTCATCTTCCTTGTGCCACACGGCCTTGTCGATATCCAGCACCATCAGCTCATAGGTATCATCTTCCTTCTGGATGGATGCGTAATACTTGATGCCTTCCGTACCACCGACTACATTCTTAAACTTCATGTTCAGCTTGTCAGTGATGCCGTATGGAGTGCCACCTTCATAAGCCATGATGCCTATCGTTGACTTGTAAAACACCTTGTCATTGATGACTACTACCGATTTACTAGAACCTTGCTCTACTCCATAGCAGACAGTGTTTGTTATCTGAAAGCTCGATGGAGATGTGCCGTATATCTTGGTCATACTGTTCTGTTTGAAAAAGATCAGATGGCCTGAGTATGCAGCGGACCCTGTCCAGTTTTCATCCGTACCTTGCTGTGCGTAGTAAGAGTCGAGAGATGTTCCCTGGTAATACTTCCAGTTCTTCGGATCACCCAGCTTGCAGGCATAGATCGTATTGTCATCATCTGATGCACCCCACAGTCTGTTGTTCCATTCGATGACATGATGTATGTCAGGGATCTCACGCTTTACTGTCCCTGTGAATGTGATGCCTGTAGCTCCTGCGCCAGTTAGCTCAATGAATGTCTCTCTTGGAAGAACCAGCACATTGTTACTCACATCGCTTATAGCAAGTGACACAGTACATGCTTTTGAAGTTGCAGATCCACCGCTAGGTGTGTAGTAAAGAGTGCCGTTGATGTCTACTGCATCGCCCTTCACAAATCCATGTCCTGCATTGAGAGTTATCCTTGCATCAGTATTACTGATAGTCACTGTCGCAGATGTTACAGACTGAGATGCATCGAGATGTCCGTACTCGTTTATGGTCACAGCCTCACTGCTTCTTGTAAGTGACAGATACGTTTTCTGAGGAAAGAAGCAAATCCTTGTATTGATTGCTACCATTTCTGTATCTGCTGACAGGCCAGTCACTGAAGTGATCTCATTGCCATCGTAGTAGAATGCGATGCTGTCATCTTCCTTCTGTGCGATCATAGCGATGCGCTCATACTTGGTCATAATAGACAGAGGCTTCTTCACTTTTTCCGGCAGTGCATAAGATCCTCTTAGCTGACGAGGACACAGCAGCGGATATCTGTCTGAAGTAAGATTCTTCATGTCAGACATCTCACCTTCCTCAACATATGACTTCCGGTTCAGTCCCTTGAATTCAAGGATGCGCTCTTCATATGGTGTTGGTATTGTCACCAGTGGTACTGTACTAGCCATCAGATCACCACCTTGTCACATGTCTGAATCTGCGAGGATAGTTTGTCCTGCTAACCTTGCCTTCACGCACTACCCAGTCAGTGAAGTCCTGGAAGTCCTGCGTATGCTGCGCCTGGTTATTCTTAAACGAATCATATTCTTCCTGCGAATAATCTATCTGCATCTTTACATATGAGACATACAGTCTGTCATACGGAGCAGGTGCAAGCAGCACACGATCCAGCTCAGAGTCATGCTCATATGTGTAGACCGGAACCTCTGTGACGCTCAACTGCTCTGCTACCTCAGCTTCTACTTCATTAACAAAGGCGATAAGCTCTGCCTCTGTGAAGCTGCTTGGCTTCTCCTTGTTAATCTTGTTTAGCAAATCTCTTATCGTCATTGATTGTCTCCTTAAATAAATTTGGTGAGGACCTGTGTTAGATCCTCACCATTCTGACCTACAGGTCTGTACGCTGATCCTTAAATTTCTCCTGATTGGCCTGAGCAGTCATCATCTGCTGACTGGACTGTTCAAGAACTTCTGCTACCGAGAGTGGAACATCTACGATAACTCCCTTCTTGAATTTAGTCACCTTGTAGTTGACGATTACTGTCATCTCAGGATCTTCACCGTCTACCTTTGGAACCATGACTTTTACACGTTCCTCTTTAGGCATATCAGCTTCTACTTTCTTGTTTGTTGTAGCCATTGCTTTTCCTTTCCGCAGAACGGATTAGTTAGCCTCAGCAGTTGCACCGAAGGATGCAGCAGACTCGATTCTTATCATGTACTCATCTGTAAGAATCTTAGCAGTCTTGTTCAGCTTCCATCCGGCTGTTGCTCTCTGGTTGAGAGGATCAGCTGTACCGCCACTTCCGAGCTGCTTAACGATTGTTTCGATTCCACCACCGTTGATAGAAGTTACACCGAATGCGTTTGCTGCAAGAACGAGAGTGCCGTAGATTGGCAGTGCATCAGGCTTGAAAATCTTAGCCTGAGTATTCTCGATGAATCTTACTCCGTACATTCTGCCGATCTCGCCCTCAAAGATCCTGCCGGAGCCTGCATACTCTACAGCTTCCTTCCATTCAGTATCGTTCTTGAGGTCATAAGCTACATCCGGATGTACGATAGCTACGAAGTCACCGTTGATAGTCTCAGCATTGTTTCTTCTGAGCCATCTTACAGCCTTCTTGATATCCTCGATCTTGAGTACATCGGCAGCTGTCAGAGCTGCTCTGCTTGCCTTGCCACCAGCGTAAGCTACGTTTGTTCCTGCCTGCAGGATATCTCTTGTGATGGTATCGGATACCAGACCAGCCTGAGATGCAAGCAGCTTCATGATCTCCTGCATGTTGTTGTCAT